ACTAATGCTGTTGACGCAACAGTAGAAATTAGTAACGACAATGGTTCAACTTATTATAAAATTGCAAGCACAATATCTGTGCCTGCAGATTCAACATTAGATTTAATTAGTAGACCAATCTACCTAGACGAAACAGATTTAATAGCTGTTACAGCAGGAGCTGCAAACGATCTAGCTTTTCATGTTTCATATGTAGAAATGGTTGATTAATTTTAAGGAGGAAAGATAATTAATGCCTAGAATAATTAAACCAGCATCAGGAAGTTTTACAACAGCAGATATTACTGTTGACTCTTCAGGAAGAATTATTGCTGCATCTACAGGTACTGCAGGTGGTGGTAATATGGTAAGAACTTTTAATAAAGCTGAAGATGGAACTACAACTTTTACTGCTCAACCAGGATCAAGCAAAATTCATGTGTATTTGAAAGGTGCTGGGGGAGGCGGAGGAGGAGGCCAAGGTGGTCAATTCGGAATGGCAGGAGGCCATGGTGCTTTTGGTTTTTTTAACATTCCTGTATCTCAACCTTATTCTGTACCTTTTACATTAGGAGCAGGTGGAGCTGGAGGAGGCCCACCAAATTCTACTGGACAAGCAGGAGCAGCTTCTAGTTTTAATACAAATTTAGTTGCTAATGGAGGAAATGGTGGAGGTGGAACTGGTGGAAGCAATGGCACTCCTGGAACATTACAAAATGAAACTTATGCTTTTATTGATGGTAATACGTTTGATGATTCACAGAAAAAACTATTTACTTTTGAAGGAATGGCTATGCAAGATGATGATGTCTATTCAAATACTGTTTTTCAAAATAATGTTTACAGAATAGGACCTACTTATTTAAATCCAGGTGATTTAAGAATGAGAGTTGGTGGAACTGGTGGAGTTGGTGGAAATGCACCTAATAATGATTACATTATACCAGGAACGGGTTCTAACCCTGCGAGACACGGTAAACCTGGATACGATGGATCATTAGTAATTTATGAGGACATAGGATAATTTAATGGCTTATTTAGTTTTTAAAAATGAAGAAGGTTTAACTAGATCTGATCAAACATTAATTAGAGCTGCAAAAACAGATGAGGATGTTCAAATAATTCATGGTGGAAAAAGTGATACTGTAAATACTGTTGAAATTACAGATGCAGAGTATGATGCTTATTTAAAAAGTGATGTAACTTTAACTATAACTGCTGATTCATATTCTTTTGAAAACAATCCTTTACCAGCAGAATCTGATGTAAATGAAACAGAACTTTTAACAAAAGAAGCTTTTGAAGCAGACTTACAAGAATATAAACAAGCATTAACTTCTGTTTTTCATAAAAGATCTACTCATTCTCAAATAGGAAAAGTAACAAGTGCTATTGATTTTTTAACTAATTTAGACACATCAAGTATTTCTTACCCTACAGAAAATATTGATAATAAATGTAGAAGAGCTGATAAATACGTCAATCTTCATTGTATATAATACTTTACTTTTTACATTAATTAAGTATATTTCTTATCAGAATTATGAAAGATAATATTATAGAATTTTTATATCCTAAAAAAACAGAACCTATTCTTAAAGATGTTTTTCCAATAAGAGCAGTTCAAAATTTACCTGAATGGTACAAACATTTAAAGCATACTACAAAACAAAAAACTATAAAAGGTTGTAGACCCGTAGCAGATGCTTTGACAGCAGGTTATATTTTAAAAATGCCACAAGATTTTTATCTTAAACATAACCATGTTCAAGGAGATAAAAAAGATAGCTCTTTTAGATTTCCATATGGACTTGAATCTAGTTCAATTCAAGATTTAAATTTAAATCTAAATACAGATCAACCCGCAATTCATAGCGTAGAACAACTTGGTGGAAAAAAAGGAGGGTGTCCTTTTGTTGAAAAAAATAAAAATTTACCTTTTCATAAAATAGTAAATCCTTTTAGAATTAAAACTGCTCCAGGTTATTCATGTCTTTTTATACCGCCTTTAAATAATAGAGATGATAGATTTGAAGTTTTATCTGGTATAGTTGATACAGACACCTTTCCTACTTACATAAATTTTCCAATTGTTGTAAATGGAGATAAGTATCCTGTTTTAGAAACAGTAATTAAAAAAGGAACTCCATATGTTCAAATCATACCTTTTAAAAGAGAAAGTTGGAAAAAAGAAATGAAAGAAGATGATCAATCTAAATCAATTGGTGTTTTACAATTAGCAAGTAAATTAATACATAACTATAAGACTTTATTTTGGAATAAAAAATCATGGAAATAGATAAATTTATTAAAATATATGATGGTGTTTTTAAAGTTGAAAGAGTTGCTAGTTTAGTAAAATACATATGTAATAAAGTTAAATTTAAAGATGCGGAAGTAATAGGTGCTGATAATAAAACTGATATAGTAAATAAAAATATAAGAAATACTCAAACATATAGTTTTAATCCTAAAAGCCTAAGTTCAATTCATTGGGGACAATATCTTCGTCATATTATTGTTAAAATTTTTAAAATGTACAACATGGATCATCCAACTCAGGCAGAAAAAGTTCAAGCAATAGAAGTTTTAAAATATGAAAAAGGAGGATTTTATAAAATGCATTCAGATCATCATGGAAAAATGCCGAGAACTTTAAGTGTAATTATATTTTTAAATAATGATTATGAAGGGGGTGAGTTAAATTTTCATGACCCTGTTACTAATGAAATATATAAAACAATAAAACCATTTCCAGGTAGATGTATAATGTGGCCTTCTAATTTTATGTATCCACATTCTGTATCACCTGTTACGAAAGGAACGCGTTATGCGGTTGTATCATGGCTAACTTAAAGTGGAAATATAAAGTAATACCTAAACTTTTAAATGCAGCTGAGTTAAAACTTGCTCATGAATATTGTAAACAAAAACACATAACAAATACATATAGTTTTGATGAAGCGCAAAATAATTGTGGTGATACTAAATTTTACAAAGATCCTTTAATGGAAGTATTTTTAAGAAACAAAAAGAAAACACTAGAAAAAAATATAAACTTACAATTACATGAAACCTATACATATTGGAGATGTTATACTTATGGTGCAGAATTAAAAAAACATAAAGACAGAGCGTCTTGTGAAATAAGTGTTACACTTTTTATTGGATCAGATGGAAAACATGAATGGCCAATTTATATGGATGGTAACAAAGTTATTTTAAAACCAGGAGATGGTGTGATATATAAAGGTTGTGATATTTCACATTGGAGAGAACCTTATGAAGGAGATTATCACATACAAACTTTTTTACATTATGTTAACGCTAATGGTAAATATGCAAACTATAAAGGAGATGTTATAAATGAAAATTTTACAAAATAAACAAGACGGTTCGGGTCGAATTATATTTACTGATGAAGAGATAAAAATATTACAAGACAAAGGATATTTTGAAATAAGTGCTTTTTCTTTAAAACAAATAGGTAATCATTTAGTAAAACTAGCTGCTGATATTCATGAGTATTTACCAGAAGAAACACTTTCTGTGCGTTCTTTTGAGGATGAACATATTCAAATTGAAAAGAAATAATCCATAGATTTTAAGAAAAATCTATATTATAGTCCCGTTATGCTACAAAAAATAGGATTTCAACCCGGTATTAATAAACAGATTTCAGAGACCACAGCAGAAGGTCAATGGGTAGATTGCGATAATGTTAGATTTAGATATGGTACACCTGAAAAAATAGGTGGTTGGAAGCAATTAGGAACTGATGATTTAACAGGAGCTGCTAGAGGTCTACATCATTTTGTAAATAGTTTAGGTAGAAAATATTCAATTATAGGAACTAATAGAATTCTATATGCGTATTCAGGGGGTATATTTTATGACATACATCCTATTAAATCTACAACAACCTTAACAAGCGCGTTTAGTACAACTAATGGATCACCCACAGTTACAATAACTTTCTCAGGTGCACACAATATACAAGAAGATGATATTATTTTATTAGATAATTTTAGCACTATTACTAATTCTAATTTTGGTGC